AAAACACGATAGTATCTTTTGACGTTATTAATTTTTCCCATACTATTGTGTCGGATTTTATTACTGGAAAGGAATCAACACTAACTATTCGTATTGTGTCGCTATCCGTAATCAATTTTAAGCCGTGTTTAAGCGCCTTTTTGTAGTGGTATTGAGCCAAGCGTTCACTTGAGCAACTAAGTATCGTTAGAACGCTTAAAAATGCTATTAGTATTTTCATAAGTTCTTAAGCATTTCAATCATTCGCGGACAAGGGTAAATATCGCTTTTATCGTGCCTTACTGAATTATGAGTAAAAATTCCGTTTTCCCCTCTTAACGCTCGTTTGTCTATGTCAAAAATCGAATCAAAATATTCTTTTGAAATTCCGTAAGCGTCACAAAGGTAAACTAATAATTGTCTTGTGCTTTCGATTTGTTCGTCGGTGTATCGTTGCCAAAATATATGTCCTTTGTATTTTCCGTTTAGTTCGGTTACTTGTGAGCGGTCTACTCGTCCGCCTACGTAATTAATGAAATATCCGTTTTGTTTCTTTAATGGCCCGAAATTACAAATCTCAATACCGATTGATATTTTATCTAAGCTGCGATAAGTTACGCCCATTTCTGCGAACACTTCAGGCTTTAACCCTAAATGATAAGCCCAATGCTTTGAACTGAATAATTGAACGATTGTACCTTTTTCGCCAATTACAAAAGCCGTCGCAACTTTGCCTTCCTTTTGTTGAAAGTAATTAGCAACCGCTACTGGATTGCCACCCCCAGCGGTATGGTGTAAATAGATTTGTTTTTTTTCGTGAAAGTCCTGAAAAAATTGTTCGTTAGATAATCTCTTTTGAACTATCTTGGTTATGTCTAATTCCATTTAAATCGGTTTTAATTTCTTTAGCACGTGCAAAAAGATTTTTCATACTATCCCATATGGAAATTTTACGAATAGCAAAATAGTTCTCGTTAATGGAAATGCACTCGATACTTACTAACACTAACGAAAGTACCTTTGTAAGCATTAACGGAACTGAAAAGAATTTTATAACTATATCGTTGAGAATAAAAAAGTCGATTAAATAAAAACCAATTACCGCAATTTCGTAAAGAAATAGTTTTGAAATAACAGCCGAAAGTTTACGTGACGTAATCGGTATTCCTAATTTCTTTGCTTTCCAGATTCCTGTAATTGTGTCTAATAGGATCGCAAAACCAATTAAAAATAATATTCCCGAAATAGGCAAAAAGAACGCTCCAACAACCGCAAGTAATTTCATAAATGATATGCGTATATTTGTAAGTAAGATAAATAGTTGTATTTTCATTTTTTCAAGTAATATTGTTCAACAAGTTGATGCGACAAAAAAGCGAATAAAGCAACGCCGCCAAATTTCAAAAACAAAGCGTCTGCGAAAAACATAGTAAACGCCGTTAAATAAGCAAAGACAAAAAACAAAACCGACAAAGCTCGTAAGTGTTCCATAGTTATTTTTTTTCTTTGTTTAGTTTCGTTAAGTAAACAAGTAACTTTTTAATATTAGTTTCTTTTGGTTTATGCTTCTTTTTCATATATACCAACCCGTAAAATTGTTTTGAGTGCTTGGGAACATATCCGCATTACTATTCGTGCTATATTCTGGAAACAAAGAATTGTTAAAATTGATATAAGTTATAAAACGCTCCGTATAATTTTGTGCAATCATTCGTTCTTTTTCAACTAAAAAATCTACTTCGTTTTTTTCTACGCTTGTTGCGTTTTCGCTGGTATGTTTGAAAACTCCTTTATTCGCTATTGTGTAAGCCGCAAAAGGCAAATATTCGACCATTGCCCAATGGATTAACATTGGCTTTAAATATAAATTTGTTAGCGTTAAATAGTTACCCGCTAAAGTATTATTTATTATGTCGGTTTTAATCTTTTCTAATAAATTTGTTCCCAAGTAATTTTGTATATGAATATCTTGTGCAACCTTAATCCATTGAATAAAAGAATCCGTATCTATATTTCCGTTTAGTGCGGTAAATTTAACTATATCGTTTCGCGAAATTAAAAGTGCTTCAGCCATTATTGAAATCTTTTGTTTGTTGGTAAAAATCCTTCGAACGGCATATCTTTTGGACGCATTGAAACAAGGTTCGGATTGCGAACACGATAACCCGCCTTTTCCGCTTTACCCGTCGAAATTGTTATTGCGTTTGGACTTAATGGGTCTATTCCCGTTTTTTCGTCAAAGGCTACAAATGTTTTTCTTTTCCAAACGTGGTGACAAGCGCCCCCACCTTTGTATAACCAAATGTTGTAAGTACTTGCTCCTTCTGGTCCCCAACCTTCGTTTACAACTTCCGTTTCCATTCTTAAAATATCTTCTTTACGATAAACCTTATTTGCTGAAATCATTTTTTTACAAAATTCACGACTATCAGGACTTATAGCATTTGCGTATTCATAACGTGTAATAAATAAAATTCCGTCAATAAATTGGTCTTGTTCGCTTTTTGCTCGTGGAATTGCCGTTCCCGTTCGTACAATTTTTTTTATTTCACTTAATATACTTTTTTTTGGTGTGTTTAACTTTTCAATTTCTAAATCTAATTCGTCTTCGGTGTTGTAATCAACTTCGAATTCGTCAATTAATATCCAATTTGGGTTTACGTCTTCGCCCATATCAATCAAGGCTTGAGCAAGTGCATCGTCTTTTGGGTCTGCGCTTAATTCCGTTCCTGTTTCTTCGGCAATTTGTTCTTCGGTTTGTGCGTTTTCTAAGTCCGTAAATTCTAAAGGTTGTAAAGTTTTGAAAAATAGTTTTAGGCTTATTCCGTTAAAATGTAGAATCGTATCGAATGCGTCTAATAGTTCTTCTTGAAATGGTCTAATAACCATATTGTCAAATAAAACCGCACTATTTTTTAACTCGTCTGCGTTACTTGAGAATCCGTTTGACGAAGCAACCCCAAACAATAATGGACTTGTAACGTTATGCCCCAACATTATTTTACGCAAACATTCTTCGCTTAAATAAGTGTAGTGTTCTGGAGCGTCATTTAGTGGTATATCTTCAACCGTTGTTTTAGATTCCGAATTATCATTAAAAGCAATTATAACTTTTTGACCGCGCGAACCCGTTAGTTTGTTAAGTACTTTTTGGCTAATGATTGATTGTTGTTCTTCGCTCGGTACTCCGTTGTTAAAGTTGACAACTTTAGTTCCTGAAAATCCGTTTTGAACTTCGTTAATTAAATAGTCTCCTATTTCTTGTTCCAATAGTGCATAGGGAACAGCCCCTTGGTAGTCGGGATAGGAATAATATTTCATTCCAACCGAATAAGGCTTACTATAAAGAATCTCAACGTTGTCATTTGAAAAGCCAAATGCCGAATAACGCATAGGTGGGAATTGTCTTGTATCGTTCCAATTGTCCGAATAATAATAACCCGCTATTTCGCCTTCCTTATTGCACTTTTCAGCTCGTAATAAATTAACTGGAATGTGGTAAGCCTTTAATATTTTCGTTCTATCTTTTGAGTAATGTATTTGAATAGCAAATTGCCCTAACATTTTGCGGTCAATAATCATTTTGCGCACGTCTTCGCGTGAAAACAACGTCATCATTTGCGCGTATTCATTTACCTTTTTAGAAGCGTCTAACGCACCCAATCCGCGTCCGTAAACTAATCTACAAATATTGTTTATAATCGCATTGTTCGTTGTGCTATTCGTATATCGGTCGATTAAGAAATCAAAGTATTGTTCGCCGTTTTCCGTTAAGAAATCAACCCAATTTTCGCGGTTAGTTTCTTCAACTATTGGCGTTGTATAACTCGATAAATTTAAGACGTGGTAATTATTCATAAATTATAAATTCGTTGTTTGTGGTGTGCGAAACATATTGTCCGTTATTTACTGAAAACGTAGCTAATGGTTGATTAGTACAAAACGCTTTTTCTAATAGTAATCTATTTCCGTTCGTGTCTTGTAGTTCAATCATATAAAAACGATTTTCCGTAAGGTTAAAAATTGCTTCTATTTGATAAAAATAACTAAACAATCCTTGTGAAATAATCGGAACGTTTGTTGTAACGTTTTCTGCTTCGTCGGTAATAAACAAGTCCGTAATCGTTCCAACTCGTGGCGTACAATTAAAGGTTTGACTTAATACGTTTTGTGTAGTTAAAACTATCATATTAATATAATTAGATTTTTGGTTTTTTGTTTCATAAAAAAAGGGTTGAACGAATCCAACCCCCTTTTAGTTTTAACCAA